GGATAAATACATTCAGGAATCAGGGCAGGAGTCAGCAGACGTGATGTCTCAGCTGGACATTGCTCTGTCATCTGTTGAACGTCAGATTCTTGGCAGGTTGGACAAGCTTCAAACCAGACCTGCATTGTTCGAAGCGATCAAGCATCTGATTGTTGGTGGTAATGCACTGCTATATGTCGGAGCTGACAACGTCAGGATGTGGGGGCTGCGGAGCTATGTCGTTGATCGTGACCCGGAGGGGAACCTATCGGAGATCGTGATCAAGGAGACGGTATCCGAGAAGTTCCTGCCGGCTGGTTCCGGTGACGATGACAGTGACGAGAAGATCAACCACGTCTATACCCACGTGATGTTTGACCGGCAGGCTGATCGGGTCGAGTGGCATCAAGAGTATGCAGGCAAAAGGATTACTGGATCGCAAGGATTCAGCCGTATTGATACCTGCCCTTATCTGTGCCTGCGGCTGCAGAAGATCCATGGGGAGAGCTTTGGTCGCAGCTTGGTTGAGGACGTGCTTGGAGATCTCAACAGCTTGGAGCAACTGAGCCGAGCGATTGTTGAGGGCAGCCTGATCATGGCTAAGGCATTGTTCTTGGTTAACCCCAATGGTGTGACCAGGGCAGACACGCTGGCCCGTGCAGAAAATGGCGCAATCGTTGCTGGAAATGCAGCGGATGTTGAACCACTGGTGGTGGGTAAATCTCAGGATATGTCTGTTGCCCTACAGACAGTGCAGCTGCTGGAGAAGAGAATCAACTTCACGTTCCTCACGAACGAGGCCGTGCAACGTGACGCTGAGAGGGTGACAGCTGCCGAGGTGAAGATGCTGGCGGAGCAGCTTGAGGCTGGATTGGCTGGGGTGTATTCAATGCTGAGTCAAGAGTTACAGCTACCTCTAATCAAGCGAGTGTTGTTCCTTATGGAGGAAGCAGGAGAGATCCCACCTGTGCCCGTGGACTTGGTTAATCCCCAGATCACCACTGGCCTTGAGGCTATTGGTAGAGGTAATGACAAGCAGCGACTTACCAACTTCCTGCAAGTTACAACTGCAGCACTGGGGCCAGAGCAGATGATCCCGCTCATCAATCCAACAGAACTGATACGCAGATTTGCTGCTGCAGAAGGTATAGACATTGCTGGGTTGGTACGCAGCGAAGAAGAACTACAAGCTCAGCAAAGTCAACAGCAGGAGTTACAGTTAGAACAACAACTTGCTGGAAATGCAATCAATGCCGGAGCAACCAACGCGCCGCCCCCGAACCCAGGACCAGCCGCCGGAGCCCCCCAGTAAGGAAGAGAAACTACAAGCTGGCCAGCATTACAAAGCTCTGCCAGATGGCGGAAAGATGATCATCACTGACGGATTTACCAATGGCTGAAATACAAGCAGGGCAAGACGGCTCCCTTGAAAATCAAGATGCCCTTGCAACAGAACAAGAGAAGATCAATGCAGCCAAGGCTGAGCTGTACGACGAACAGCAGCAGGGCGTCGAGGAAGGCAGTGACCTGATCCTCGGCAAGTACCGCACGCAGGAAGATTTAGTCGAGGGCTATCGCAACCTGCAGCGTGAGGTTGAACGGATGCGGCAGGGCGATGAACCCAGTGCTGAAGCACCTGAGGCCCCTGAGGCCTCTAGTTCTGAAGAGGCCGAACAGTCCGAGGAACCTGCCAACCAGCTGACGGAAGAGGACGCCATTCGCATCAGGGATGGAATGTTCAAACAGGTTGGCGGGCAGGACAAGTATCAATCGTTGATTGCATGGGCCAATGAGAACATCACCCAGCAGCAGGCTGATGCCTATCAGCAAGCTCTAGATGCTGGTGATGAGCAGTCGATCATGACGCAACTCAAGTCATTCCAATACGACATGATGATGACTCGTGGCTATGAACCAAAGCTCACAGGTGGTCGTGCTCCAACACAGGACATCAGAGGGTTCGAGAGCGAAGCACAAGTTGTTGAAGCAATGAACGATCCTCGCTACTCAGGATCCAATCCTGACCCTGCATACATTCGAGACGTTGAGAAGCGAATGGCCGTTAGCAAAGTATTTATGGAACGTTGATATTGTTGTATAACTAGGGCAGATCAAACAACCACGTGGTCTGTCCCTAGCCGCTTTGCGTACCTAGTTGACAGTTGTGGCGGTGGCGTGATGCTCCAGTTGATCACATGCTCACACTATCAACACATCCAAAACAATGGCTGCACCATCACTAACGCTGTCCAATCCTGGCGCTATTAATAACGACACAGGAACTTGGGCAAAAGATAATGCTTTATTTCTTAAAGTTTTTTCCGGAGAGGTGCTAACAGCTTTTCGTCGGGCTAACATCTTCGAGCAATTTTGTCAGACCAGAAATATACAAAACGGCCGCAGTGCTCAGTTCCCGGTTACTGGCCGATTCACCGCTAAGTATCATTCTCCTGGAGAAATGATCGTCGGTCAAGGCAACATGGCACAGAACGAAGTTGTTATCAGGATCGACGATATCCTGATGGCAGACGCCAGCCTGTACGATCTTGACCAAGCCAAGGCGCACTTCGATATTAGAAATATATATTCAACGGAGCTCGGAACTGCCATGGCCAGAACCCATGACAAGAGGATTGCTCGGACTATTACTTTGGGAGCCCGCACGTCAACCACTGACTTGACTGCCAACCTTCCTGCTGGCCAGACTGATGATCCGTTCCGTACAGGTAGCCGGATCAATATCAACAAGGCCACGCCTACAGCTGATGACTTGGTTGCATCTGTATTCAGTGCAGCAGAAGCATTAGATAAGAAGGACGTGAGCGCTGACGGACGCGTTCTGATCTGTAACCCTGAGAGCTTCTATACGCTCATCCAGTCCAGCCGTGCCGTGAACGTGGACTGGAACCCCCAGGGTTCAAATGGTTCCTATAAGGAAGGGCAGATCGTGAAGCTGGCGGGCTTCAATATCTACTCCTCGAACCACATCGATCAAGGCAACGTCACAGCACTCTCAGGTGAGCAGGGCTACACCAGCAACGGCTCGGTGAAGACGTCCACTGTTGATATGTCCGACACCAAGATGTTGGCATTCCAACGCGGTGCTTGTGGCGTAGTCAAACTGCGTGACATCAGCACATCCGCCACCGGGAATGATTACAACGTAATGTATAACGCAACCCTGATGACATCCAAGATGTCTGTTGGTGTTGGTATGCTGCGTCCCGAATGTTGCGTGGAGATCTACAACGATCAGTGATCTAGCTGCCGAGTGAAAGGGGAATTAAGGTGGGGCAGAGATGCCCCCCTTTTTTTATGGCAACCACGATCAAGGTTGATGGCACGCTGGCCACAAACACATGGCAAGACGATCAACTGTTGGACTGTTACGACGACGTTGATTATTTCGTGCCAGCCACAAACCTCACTGATGGCTATGTGCCGCAAAGCCAAGCAGGCAAAGGTGCTGACACCAAGGGCGGAGCCAAGTCCACTGACAAGATCAAATGACTGAGCTGGAAGCTGTCAACACGATCCTTGCGACGATTGGTGAGGCTGGAGTTTCCAGCCTTTCCAGCGACGCGAACGCGATTACGGATTCAGCCATGGCGCAGAAGACCTTGAAGGAGGTCACGACTGACGTTCAGGCAGAAGGCTGGACTTGGAACACTGACCACAACGTTGAGATTGCTCCAACAGCAGCAGACACATACGTTGTCGCAGCTGGAACCTTGTCGGTTCAGTTCTCACCAAACCAGTACCCACAAGGTCAGTACGTTTTGCGAGGGCTAAAGGTGTATGACCGCATCCTGCATAAGTTTGATTTTGGCAAAGACAATGGCAAGGCAAAGATCTATGCCGCCAACAAGATCACCAAGCTTGCATGGGATCAGATCCCTCATGCTGCACAGCAATACATAACGATCAGGGCAGCACGGATCTTCAGTGATCGCTACGTCGCCAGCTCTGTTGTCTTCACCTACACAACTGCTGATGAGGACCAAGCCCGGACCATGTTGATCCGCGCTGAAGAATCAACGCTCGACAACAACCTGTTGTGGGGGAATGATCGCGGTGCTGGTCAAGGTATTGGTTACATCCCAGCAGCAGGCACACGCTATCGCTTCCACTAATGGCCAGAACAAAATCTAGGTTTCGCAAGGGCAAGACACCGGGCGCACCTTCAGCCCCGTTGCGGCGAGACCTGGATACTTTGATTCAAGGCGTTAGCCAGCAGCCACCACATCTCCGAACACCAGGGCAGGGTGCAAAGCAGATCAATGGCTGGAGCAGTCCTGTTGAAGGGCTGAGCAAAAGGAACTGCATGAGATTGCAGGCCAAGATTTCAGACGACGTTTTATCTGACTTCTATCTGGAGTTGATGGATGTCCAGCTAGGAGAACGCTATAGCTGCTTGCTTAAGCCTGACGGAGATAAGACAACACTGCAGCTCAGGAACAAAGCCGACACACCGAACATTGATCTGCACGGAACAGGCCTAACGCTTGACGCTGATAAAAACATCATTGCTGATAACACTTCATACCTGCATAACGCAAAGGATGATTTCTACAAGAAGTATGTCCTGATCAATAGCGGTCCCATTGGCCTGCTATTGAATCGAGAGAAAGAAGTCAAGTACGACAGCGCAACAACAGCCAAGCAGACCGGCAAAGGAATTATCTTTATTCGTGCTGTTGCGTACAACGTCACCTACACCGTCAAGATAGATGACGTTGAGGTCGCTACATTTACCACTCCCAAGGCAGACGCTGACGACAATAAGATCAGCACGTCAGCGGTTGCTACTGCGCTCACCACACAGATCACCGCAACCAGTGGCTATTCAGCTGGTCCCAATCAATATGTAATTGATGTTGCCAAGGACGACAAAACAGATTTTAAGCTTGAGATAGATGATGGACGCAGCGGTGAGCTCGCTAATGCTTTCACTGACAAGGTTCAGTCCTTATCTTCTTTGCCTGTCATTGCTCCACACAATTACGTTGTTGAAGTGGAGGGAGATCCAAGTACAACCATTGATAATCGTTGGTTGAAGTTTGGCGTTTACAGCAATCCAGTTGACGGAGGCATGGGTGAGGGCGGCTGGCAGGAAACCGTCAAGCCAGGCATTACCTACAAGATTGATTCAAATACCTTGCCGCTGGTTATTTACCGCGAAGCCGACAAGGTGCTGTTTGTTGGCCCTGCTGATGGAGCAGAGCGCACGCAAACGGTAGACGGCACTGAGTATAAATTCACTTTTCCAAAGTGGGGCAACAGAACATCAGGCGATGAGACCACGTCTCCTGACCCTGAATTCATTGGCAAGAAGATAAGAGATCATGTTGTGTTTCGCAGCCGCTATGTAGTGTGCTCTGGCGAGACGGTTCAGTTCAGTGAGACGGATGACATCTTCAACTTCTATAACGACACGAGCCTGCAGACACAGGCCACTGATCCGTTTGGGCTGCGTGGCAGTAGTGAGCGCAGCTCACCATTTGAATGGATGATTTCTGTTGAGGACAGCATCCTTGCATTTTCAACTACAACACAGTTTCAAGTAAGAGCAGCTGACTCAGACGTGTTGACGCCATTGAGTTCTGAGATCTTTAGGCTGAGCAATCTGGACATGAATAGCAATGTCCGGCCAAAGCTAAGTGGCAGCCAAGTCTTATTTGCTACTGAGTATTTTGGCTATACCCACTTCCGAGAATTCAACTACTACAACAATTCAAGGAATACAAAGATAGGCCTGAATCTTGGCAGCTCATTAGACATCACTAACTACGTTCCTAAGTATATTGAAGGCTACGTCACTCACTGGGACATAGGGCAGGCTGTTGATTGCGCAGTCACTATCTCTCCCACTGATTCCAAAGAGCTATACGTTTATAAGTATCTATGGCAAACGACAGAACAAGGGCAACGTAAGCTGCAGAAAAGCTGGAGCAAGTGGAAGTTCAACCAAGATGTTCGCTGGGTGAAGTTTATTGATAATGCGCTGTATATGCTTGTCACTTGTAAAGGCACTTCGGATGACGACACAGGAACTTATTTTGTGTTTCAGTTGAATGATGAGGTTGAGGTTAGAGATGAACCACAAATTTACTTAGACCGGCTGATTCAGTATCCTGCCCCAGCATTTGCTTATCCCTCGGCCAAGGTCACAGCAACGTATGACAAGACGACTGACTTAACTACTTTCAAACTTCCGTATAACCCAATCAGTCGGTACGTCTATGCTGTTATTCGATTCAACAATAAAGATAACAACGGTCTGCTTCTAGGAAAGTCTATGAATGGAACTATTAAAGCAGAGACAAAAGGCGACTTTACCGGATACAAAATTGCATTTGGCGAGAAGTATGATTTTGAGTATGAGTTCAACACTGGATACGCTCCAGACAAGAACGAAGCACAGTCACGGATTATTGGCCAGCTAGCAGGCCGAACACAGATCATGCGCTGGACTGTGAACCACGTTGATACCGGTGAATATAAGATCAGGGTTCGACGGCTCAACCGCAAGGACGACACTGTCAAAAGTTTCCGTGCTCGCAAGCTCAAAGAGTCAAATTCAGATCTGACCTACAGCAGCGACTGGTTGGAGAATGGAAGCATGGACGTACCGGTATGCAGCAAGAATGATCAATGCCGCATCACTGTTGAGTCTGACTCTTGGCTGCCAATCACGGTAACAAGCGCAAGCTGGCAGGGGCTTTACAGTGACAGGCAGAAAGCAATCTAGTCATGGCATTAGGAGCAGCACTGTTTGGCCTTAATTTGCTGATGACTGGGATTAGTTCCTACTCAGCAGGACAAAGCAAAAGGAACGCAGCGATAGCCTCAAACAAGGAAACGAAGAAACTAAATAAAGCGCAGTTTGAACGAGACAAAGAAGTCACTGAGATTGATTTTCTCAACGCATTGGTTGGTCATGCTTTCAAGCTGGCTGAGAACTCAGCATTGAGATATAAGGATGATGTCAAGAAGGCTGACTACAATAAACAGCAAAGTTCTATTATTGAATCAGCACTGCAAAACCTAGGACTGAATACTGATCAGTTGACTGACCAGTATGTTGTTGCTGAGGATATTAGATATAACGATGAGATGCGTGACTTGCTATATCAAACAGGCAAGCTTGGCATGGGCAGAGAAGGCCAGCAGCTGGAGACTGGACTAGGAAGGCAAGGATCGCAGCAGCAGTTTAAAAGCAGCAGTCAAACATCGAAGATGAATACGAGGCAAAGTGTCTCAACAGCAAAAGGACTGTATTCTTTAAACAAGAAAGTCAACAACACGGTTTACGGAGACAGGATTAATACGGTCAAAAACAATCGCGACTTTCAACTAGGGAGAGAAGATCTATCAGCAGAGATAGAAACAAATACTGCGAATCAAGCGTTTAAGACTAATATTACAAATAACAATATTGCAGCAGCTCAATCAAATAAACAGGCGATGGACGCGGTTGCTCAATACATGAACCGCATTCAAGGCAATAAGCTTCAAGCCGATGCAATCCTCAGCAGGAAAGAGGACGAAGGCGCTGCCATCCAAGAGCAGATCGTGATTGGTGAGGCGATAGACACCATGGCCAGGGACGCTGAATACCTAGCGGCAATGGGCGAATCAGCTACTAGAAAGGCGATTGCAACAGCAAGGACTGGCGGCAGCAGGAGCGCAGCTAAGGCATCACTGGACACCATGCAACGCATGGGTCGAACCTATGGGTTGATGCGAGCGGAGCAAGACAAGAGGCGTCAGGCCATGACCCGCTACAACGCAAGCGTGGTGGGAGAGACGGCACAGCAGTTTGCAATATTAGCTAACCAGTCAGACGGATATGCAAAGAACATCTCAAGCACCAATGATCTGAATTCATTAAAGAATCAAGGATATAAAAACACCGATGCAAGCCTTCGTGCTGGCAATGCCTTGGACCTGCTTTCTATTGGCGCACAGAAGGATCAGAACAAATACGGCATCAGGCAAGACGCAACGGATCAGATCCAAAGTCTTGTCAATGCCAGAGACTCAAGCAACGCTCAAGGTAAGTTCAGCAGAGACACAGCAATCAGTGGAGCAAGACTGACGAACAAGCTGGGTCAGGTTGGTTACAAAGCTACAAACAAGCTGAACAAGTACGGCCTGAGGAAGGGCAATCAACTGAAGCGCGGTGAATATAGATTCGATATGAACAACCAGCTGAACACGTTTAATAACTCAACCATCCCTGGTTTTGGGTTGGCGCAGAACGCAGGGCAGCGAGCAATGAATGCTCTGTACCAGAACACCTACAACACGATCAACCAAGCATCCACGCCGTTCCGTGAGGCGATCATCATTGACCCACCAGAACCCATTGCAGGCTTGGCACCAGAGCTGAAGGAGAGCGCAAAGGTGTATGTGCCGAGCACTGGTTCAATCTTGCGTGACACATTTGCAGACACAGCAATGGAAGCGTTATCAAGTGCTCGCACTGCACCTGATGGTTCTACCAAGTTCTGGTAGTAGAGTGTCAATAGTTGCAAGCATTAACAGTGCGCAAGCTTGAAGGACAGGAACTCATTGAGTTCTGCGAAATGAACAAGGGAGCCAGCGAGACCGTGATGATGGAAGGCTCCGGCTATGCAACCGTTCGCAACGGCAAAATGGCCCTAAAGAAGAGTGAGTTCCATCGTGCCTTCATGGAAGCACAAGGTATTTCCCTTGCACCCAACAAGCTGGAGAAGCCAAAGAACTTGCCCAGCTATCGGGTTAAAGCATCCAAGCGTGGTGTGCTGCCTATTGCAGCTTGCTATTCCAGCTTGATTGGTATCCGCCCTGATGAGATCGCAAAGATCGAAGTTGAAGGCGAGGGTTCTGACGCGGTAATTGTTCTTTCTAGAGAGCCCGTGTCAGTTGATATTGAAGAGACAGCTCCTGTCTCCTGCGGTATCTGATCACTTCTCAGCGGCATATAGGGCGAAGCTCTGAGCAACGATCACGCTCAGCAGTTCGCCCACCCGCTCACCACTGCATCTCACGTCATTAGGGTCGCGCCCTGTGGCATTTGGATATGTCAAAAAGCAGCCAACCAGCACACCAGCAATGATGACCAGTTGACTGCCTATAACTGAGGCCAACAGGACGAAGGCCCATTTTTTCATTGCTTTAAATAGTCCTGCATCTTGGCTTCGGCAGCTTCCCGCAAGTGCTCTGCATTTTCCTTCCCTTCCTCCACCCTGCATTCAGCAGCTCGATACTCTCCTGTCGTCACCATCTTGCAGAACTCAGTGAACTCTTCCGTGCATACGCGGCTGCTATTCACTGGAATGCTGTAGGTACTGGTTTGGGGATAGAGCGCATTGGATAAATATGAATCAGACCAGCCAAGGATGTTCCCAGCCTGCACTGTTGTCTGTAGATACGTCGGGCTTGGCAGCTCTTGATCAGGCGTCTTATTAG